TGATATCGATGAGCTGAATGGAAGTGCTCATGTCAAGAAAATGAGATTCTTGAGAGATGAGATTCTGAAATGTAGGTCATACAATCAGCTCAAAGCAATCAAAAGGAGAGTGCTGAGGAATGAATATGAAGAGTTGATATCAGTTGAGTAATAAATTAGGTACTTTGGTACACATTTTTGGTCATATACTTATACTTATTTAATTATTCTGAGAATCGTGAAAATAAATATTTTGAAAAAATACCAAAAAAACGTGGAAATGTGTACCAAAAACGCTGAAACACCAATAAATACTACAATTTAGTAGGTACACATTTAGGTACACATTGAGGTACTAATTGAAAATAAAGTGTATTTTGTTGAGTAATGGAATAAATTACTATCTTTGTTGAGGGGTTGTCGGAGGCATCCACTTAAAAGGTTTTCACTGTTCCTTTCCCCCTATTTTTTTTTAACAGTGAATAAAAAACAGTTTTATGATCGTATCGATTTTTAAGAAGGTAACGGATACCACAAATCCATTCAACAAATCAGCTATTTATTGCCTCGAAAGGATTCGAGATGGTAAGTCAAAAGAATTGGTTGAACAAATCAGAGCTTGTGCAACGAAGGATGAGCAAAAACAATACAAGAATCAGCTTCCTGGAGTATGTTTCAATGGGACTTTCAAGAGTAGGTCAGTAAAAGGCATCGAACAAAGGTCCGGATTAATGGTGTTGGACTTCGATAACATGAGCCACACCGCTGAGGCAATCCAATTCAAGGATGCGTTGATGTTCAATCAATATGTATTCAGTGCATGGATATCACCAAGCGGAAAAGGAGTGAAGGCATTGGTCAAGATTCCAACCGAGGGAGATTTCAAAGGGTATTTTGACGCCTTGAGAACTTACTTTGATTCTGATTATTGGGATAGCTCAGGGAGTAACCTCGACCGATTTTGTTTTGAGTCATATGATCCGGATATTTTTATCAATCAAGAGTCAATGATTTGGACTCAACTTGAGGAGCCGGAGATTGAGGAGATTGGCTCAATTGATGTGATGATTCCAATCAAGTCCGACAATCGCATCATTGAGAACTTGATGAAATGGTGGGAACGGAAGTATGGAATGATACCAGGTGAGAAGAATAATAACCTCTTTAAACTCGCAGCTGCATTCAATGACTTCGGAATCAACAAAAGTGAATGTGAGAATGTGATGCTTCGATTTGATGAAGGTGGAAAAGAGAATGAGATTCGAAAGATAATCAAATCAGCTTATTCCAAGACCTCTCAATTTGGGACCAGGTACTTTGAGGACAATACTTCCAAAGCGAAGATTGAGAAACACATTCGAGCAGGTAAAAAAACCAATGACATAATCAAGATACTTCCGGAGTTCACTCAAGAGGAGGTTGATAAGTGCGTTGATGCCATCAAAGAAACGGGAAACATCGAGGACTTTTGGACTTACAACAGTCAGAATCGAATTCAGCTCAGTATCCATCAATACAAGTTTTGGCTCCAGCAGAACAATTTCTTCAAATACTTTCCTGCTGATTCCAATACCTACTCATTCATAAAAAAGGAGCAGAACTTGATTGAGGAAACAAATGAGAAAAGAATCAAGGATTTCACACTTAGCTCATTATTGTCAAGGGAGGAGATTGGATATCAACCATATGATTTGATGGCAGGTGCAACCAAATACTTCACATCCGAATTCCTTTCAATGTTGGACAGTGCTCAAGTTGAGATGATGGAGGATACTGCGGAGAAATGCTATCTTTATTACCGCAATTGTGCGGTTGAAATTACTAAGCAAGGAATATTCAAACATGAGTATATTGACCTTGATGGATATGTTTGGAAGAGGCAGATAATTGACCGAGAATATATTTCGAGTGATCACCATCAAAGCGAGTTCAGAACATTCCTATGGTTGGTAAGTGGAAAGGATTCAGCGAAATACAATTCATTCAAGTCAGTGATTGGATACTTGATGCATTCATACAAGACCTCAGCGAGTAACAAGGCAATAATATTCAATGATGAAACCATTTCAGAGAATCCGAATGGAGGAAGTGGAAAGGGATTGTTTTGGAATGCATTGGCAAAGTTAAAAAAGGTAGCTTCAATTGATGGAAAGACATTTGAATTCACCAAAGGATTCCCATATCAAACTGTTTCAACTGATACTCAGCTCTTGGTATTTGATGATGTGAAAAAGAACTTCAACTTTGAGAATCTCTTCTCATTAATTACTGAAGGAATTACATTGGAATACAAAGGTCAGGATGCCATCAAGATACCAGTGAACAAATCACCGAAGATTATCATCACAACCAATTACACTATTGGAGGAGTGGGTGGCTCATTTGAGAGAAGGAAGTTCGAAGTTGAGATGAGCAACTATTTTGGTCACACACGATCACCATTGGATGAGTTCGGTCATATGTTGTTTGATGATTGGAATTCGGAGCAATGGGTGATGTTTGATAATTACATGATTCAATGCTGCCAATATTACCTCAAGTATGGATTGGTGTCGCATGAATTCACCAACCTGGATGTGCGTAAATTCATCAAGGAAACCTGCTTTGAGTTTTATGATTGGTCCAATGATGGAAATCTTCCTCTCAATGTACGGTTATACAAAGATGAGCTTCATGAGGCATTCACTAATGAGTATACTGATTATGCTAAATTGAGCAAGAAGAAATTCTCTCAATGGTTGAGCATCTTTGGACATTACCATGGGCATTTGATAACCGAGAACAAGACCAACAACCGAAGATGGATTGAATACGGAAGGACCGATAAAACACCAAGTGATCCGGATGACATTTGGGATGAGTTAAATGATAAAGCAAAGGAGATATGAGTGACGTCAAGCACAAATGGGGATATGATGACTCAGATAAATTGACTCATATTAACGACACATTGAATTCAAAATATTATTTATATCCAAACAAAACAATACAAATAATACCTAAAAAAGGAGATATTAATAAATGGCACTTTGCATTGCATCCAGGTGATATCGATTATGTAAATGAAAGTCCTGAACATTACAATGCCAAGCATCAAATAATTAACGATGGATTTTTTAATTATAAGGATTACAAAATTTATATTGAGAATGCAAGAGCTGAAATAACTTTATCAGGTAGCAGATACAGGGCTGATTTATACGGTAACCTTCCATGCGGTACTTCATGTATTGTTGAGGTTGTAAAAACAAGCATGACAAGTGAATCAAAAATTGAATTTATAGAAGAAAATCAAATACTAACTTTTGAAATATACATCGATGACAAAGGAAATCAAATCACTAACCAATTTAATTGCATCGGAAACTCAGAGATGTATGGATTGGAAAGAGAAATATCGAAATTTAGAAAAGGACATTTTGAATTACAAAATCAACTCAGAAAAATACAAAACAACTCGGAGTCAAATTTTGCAAGAGTCACTGCAAAAACCAACCATTGATTCAGCAATCACATTTGCTTATCGAACATTGAATCTAAATGGAATTGATTATACCAATATTGAAAACAACTATATTCTAAACAACTACAAATGAACAAACAAAACAAAGAAAGAATCAAGGACCTTGAGAGAGCTCTCACCAGGGCGAAGTATCCAAAGCTGCCATATGTAGATTCATTCCTCACCAATTGGCAGGATAACAGTGCGAATGCTCTCACCAAGTCAATATGTGGATTCCTTCAGATGAGCGGATGCCAAGCGGAGAGAATCAATACCATGGGAGTATATCGTAAAAAATACCGTACTGATGGAGTGGAGATGGGGGGACAATGGACCAAGGGAACGGGAACACCAGGAAGTGCAGATATATCGGCAACCATTCGAGGGAGGTCAGTCAAGATTGAAGTGAAGTATGGGAAGGATAGGCAATCGGAAGCTCAAAAAGTATATCAAAAAATGATTGAGGATGCCGGAGGAGTTTACTATATCTCAAGGACCTTTGATGATTTTATTGAATTTTATGATAATTTTATTGCCGAATTAAAATAAATAACTATCTTTATTGAAAATTAACACGCTAACAAATGGAAAAGAACACAAAAACAGTCGCAACACTGTACCAAAAGTTGCACACTGCCAAGTCGCAGATTGGAAAGGTAGCAAAGAATGCCACAAATCCACATTTCAAAAAGTCATATGCTGACATCAATGCACTGCTCACCGCAGTCGAGCCGATTCTATTGGAGAATGGATTGATATTACTTCAACCAATAGTTGGAAATGATGTAGTGACTCGTATCATCGACATCGATTCAGGTGAGATGGTTGAATCATTCATGACATTGCCGATTATTACTGATCCACAAAAGGTACTCAGTGCGGTGACTTACTTCCGAAGAGGTACATTGCAATCATTGTTATCCCTTCAGGCAGTTGATGATGATGGAAAGGCAGCTTCAATTGCAGTCGCTCCGGTGAAACCTGCTCTTGACAATGCGAGATTTGAATCCGCAGTGGCATCCATTCAGGCAGGTAAGTACACCAAGGAACAATTGGTTGAGAAATGGACATTGAGTGAGGTACAACTTAAAGCATTAGAACTATGAAGTGGCATCCATCCTCAATCGGCAAGTTGATGACCAACGGTCGTGGAAAAAACGAAGTCGGAGCAACCGCAAAAAGCTACATCAAGCAAGTTGCTAAGGAAAACTTCTACGGATACCGTAGTGAGATAAACAACAAGTACATCCAAAAAGGATTGATGCAAGAGCAGGATTCAATTGACCTGCTTAACACCGTGCGATTCGAGGGATACATCAAGAACACTGTGCGAATGGTGAACGAGCACATGACCGGTGAAGCTGACATCATCACCAACGATTCAATCATTGATATTAAAACATCCTGGTCATTGGATACCTTCCCAGTGATGGCAGAGGATGGATATGATACATTGTATGAGTGGCAATTGAGAGCTTACATGATGTTGTATGACCGACCTAAGGCAGAATTAATCTATTGCATGGTAACTACATCCAACGAGCTCTTGAATGAGTGGGAGAACTTGGACATCCATCGTGTTGATCATATCGCACCAGAGAAGAGAATCACCGTGCTTTCGTTTGAAAGAAACGAGGACAAGGAGATTGAGATGCTTGACCGATTGAAATGGGCGAGTGAGTATTATGATGAGTATTATTCATTGCTTGAGGCTAAGTAACAAATTGATTCACAAAAAGGGGTAAAAGTTGCCCCTTATATTAAATAGAAATGATAAATCAGAATAAGTAACAATTAAAAACAAAATAAAAATGAACACAGAAACACAATTAACAGCAGTAGAATTTTATGCAGAAGGATTGGAAAATTTGCAATACAATCCACTTGAAAAAAATGGCTATGATAATGCCAAACAAAGATTGCTTGAAAAAGCCATAGCAATGGCGGAAGATGAAAACCACAAAGCCTATTTGAAAGGACATGAAGTTGGATTTATGAAAGCAAGGGAACAAATAAATGTATTAATTAATGAACAAGATGGATTAAGTCCAATTAATTTTTAAAATAAAATGAAAAGAATAACTAAATCAGTAATTAAGTTGTCGGACATTCCACAACATTTACAACAAGATGAAATCCTACAAGGACACAAAGTGCATACATATGCAGAGTTTCACATTGATGACTCAGAGAAAGATGAGTTAACCTTGTGGCTATTGAATCAGTTTCCTACAATAAAACGGAAGACAAGTTTCTTGATTCACATTGATAACCTTTAAATCAGAATAAGATGACAGCAGTAGAATGGTTTGCAATGATAACAGAAGCATTTGGTTATGTATCTAAAATACAATTAGAAGAAGCTAAAAGGATGGAGAAAGCACAGAGAGAGGAAGACTTT